CTATCCGGAATCTGCGTCCCTGCGTCCCACGCCTATCCGGAATCTGCGTCCCTGCGTCCCACATAAAAGATCTAGAAAGTATCCGCACCTGGATTCTATGCGGACACATAAAAGATCTAATGCAAGACAGGTTGCAAGCTCTTAAACCTAACACATTATGCAATCGGACTTGCAAGGTAAGTTCAAGTCAAGTTAGATAGTTTATATGGTAGCAAAACCGCAGGCGGTGAAAGTCGAAACGTTGACAGAAAAACAGCGGAGATTTGTCGAGTCTTATTTAGGCGCGGCTTGTGGCAATGCGTGCGAGGCAGCACGTCAAGCGGGTTACAATGGCAACGATAGATCTCTTGCGGTGATAGGTAGCGAAAACTTAAGGAAGCCTGACATACGAAAGGCGATTGACGCACGAACGCAAAAGGGCGGTTTAGTCGCAACACGAGAGGAGCGCCAAGCGTTCTTGACCAAGATCATGCGGTCAGAAACCAGACGTATGAACGAACGGCTAAAGGCCACGGAACTACTCTGCAAGACTCAGGGCGACTTTATAGAACGTCGCGACGTAAACATGAAAGTAGACAAGACCGAGCAACGCGAAGAAATAGAAAACTTTTTGGAGTTACTGAAAACAAGAAAAACAGAGAACACAACAGAAGAGCCACAAGACGACAGTACACAGACTTTGCAGGTCGTGAAGGATTCTAGCGCCAGCTAAAAAGAATCAAAGTGATTCACTCCCAAACCCATTCAACACGCGCTAATAAATCAAAGTGATTCACTCGCAACTTCTATTGCACGCGAACAAATAAAGAAAGTATAAGGTAGCCCATGAGTCAGTTTATACATAGAGCAATAAGAGTAGACGACGACAGATCACGTATGACGATTAATCAAAGTGATTCACTATCGACGTCAGCTAATCAAAGTGATTCACTATCGACGTCAACGGAAGTAGTTAAACTTAGCCCGCGATTGACGTCAACGGAAGTAGTTAAACTTAGCCCGCGATTGACGTCAACGGAAGTAGTTAAACTTAGCCCGCGAGCGACACGTGCAATCCCACTTGCGACGGCTGACGTAACCCACCCTCGCTCATGTCTCAAAAACTCTTTTTTTCAAGTTGCAACTTCTATTGCATCCCTACCCCAAAACTTTATACGTCAATATGGGTTGCACCCATTCACGCAATCCACGTTGCGCGCAATCCGGGCACCTACCCCGCAATGTGGCTTGCGCCGATCTACGTTGCAATGTGGCTTGCGTCTTATACGTCAATATGGATTGCGCAACTTGCGTTGCACGTCCTCAACCCCTACTGCACCCACGCAAGCCAGCTTGCGCAAAACGCGTTTGTTTATACGTCAACATAGATTGCAAAACGCAACGCAGGTTGACGCGCAACGTGGATTGCAATCACGCAAGCCAGCTTGCAAAACGCAAGACAGGTTGACGCGCGTTTTGCGTGTATTCTTGACACTATCTTGGTGTCAATTCGGCACTAACCATGGCGTCAAACGGACACGAACTAGGTGTCAATCTGACGTTATGCCTGGGTATCCCCTGGCCGTAAGTACCTGGAATCACTCATGACGCACTGCGCAAAGAGGTCAATGATTCCAGGTACTTACAGATTCCCACAGCGCCGTTTTCGAGCCGTAACTAGCCAACACGTACGACTAGGGGAAAATGGTGGGGTAGGACATTGACGCACACCAAACCAAACGCGCTAAACCTAATGTCCCTTGCGGAGCGTTTAGCGCAGCTACCGTTGAATGAGCGTGCAGCGTTGCTGAATGGCCTTAGCGCGCGTTCTCTTGCGGCGTTACAGACTGAATGGCCCTTCATCGCCCGCCCGAAACAAATGCCCCCACCGGGCAACTGGCGCATCTGGTTGATTATGGCTGGGAGAGGGTTCGGGAAAACCCGCACCGGCGCTGAGTGGGTGCGTAGTTTGGTTGAATCGGGCAAGGCAAAACGTATAGGCTTGATCGGGCGAAGCGCGGCGGACGTGCGTGACGTCATGGTCGAGGGTCCTAGCGGTTTGATTCCTATCGCTCCAAAAGACATGCGCCCGACTTACGAACCTTCAAAACGTCGCGTGATCTGGCCGAATGGGGCAGTAGCGCAGATGTTTTCAGCCGACGAACCGAACCTACTGCGTGGGCCTCAATTTGATTGCGCATGGGCGGACGAATTAGCTGCGTGGCGTTATGATGAGGCGTTCGATCAATTGATGTTTGGGCTACGCTTAGGCAGCGACCCTAGGTGCATTGTGACGACAACGCCAAGACCGGTAAAAGTTATTCGTGATCTGATGAAATCGAGTAGCACGACGGTGACGACTGGTAGCACATACGAAAATAGAAGTAACTTAGCGCCGCAGTTCTTTGAGGAAATCGTGAAACGCTATGAAGGAACTGCGCTAGGTCGTCAGGAAATCTACGCGGATGTGATTGACGAGTCAGCCGGTGCGTTATGGACTCGCGAACTATTAGAACAATGCCGAGTGCCGAACGTTTCACGCGATTACGTCAGGACTGTAGTTGCGGTAGATCCTGCTATGGGCGGAACACGAAACGAGACAGGTATCGTTGTGTGTGCGACGGATACCTTTGGACACGGCTACGTATTGGCAGACTATTCGCTACAGGCAACGCCTGACCAATGGGCGAAAAAAGCAGTCTTTGCGTACCATAAGCACAACGCAGATCGCATCGTTGCGGAAGTAAACCAAGGTGGCGATTTGGTTGAAAAGGTTTTGCGTACCGTAGATACTGACGTTGCATATAAAAAGGTGAGGGCGTCAAAGGGGAAAATGGCACGCGCGGAACCCGTTGCGGCGTTATACGAGCAAGGTCGAATCTATCATGTAAAGGCATTCATGAAACTGGAAGACCAATTATGCACCTATGTTCCTGGTGAAACCGTTTCACCTGATAGAATGGATGCGCTAGTCTGGGGATTGAGCGATCTTATGTTGGATAAAAAAGTAGTAAGGTCTATCGACTTCGGGGACTTTGGTATGAGGGCTGCACCTTGGAAGCTATAGATACCGTTTGTGTCGATTTGGAAATGTACGAAGGGTGCCGATTTCACGGGGAAAAAATCCGCCTAGGAAAGCGCGTAGGTCTTTGGGGTTCGCCAGCGGGAAAACGCAACCACGCAAAAAGAATCGTGTCTATGATTCCAGAACACGCGAAGTACGTTGAACCGTTCGCAGGGGGAGCGGCTGTCTTTTACCGCAAGGAACCTTCTAAGAAAGAAGTGCTAGCGGATAGCGATCCTGAATTAGTTTCCGCATATAAGTTTGTACGCGATGCAACTGCAACGCAGATTGCAAAGCTAAAGGGCATGAATTGGGTTATCAGCAAACCGCGATACCTAAAGTTAACTGCGATGGAGCCCACTAAACTTTCTCCGGTGATGCGCTTCTATCGGTTTGCGTATCGGCGTAGATCGTCTTTCCTAAGCCAAGACGGCAAGTCACCTTCGGGAAAATGGCATATAGGTTTTGATCGTACCGCTGATGGAACTCGGGCGACCCTTATGGACAATTTTGAGCAAACGCAAGAGAGATTGCAAGGCGTGTCTATTCTAAGCGATGGCATGAAAGCAATCCGCGCGCACGATAGTGCTGACACCTTTTTTTACTTAGACCCTCCTTATCCAAAGTATGCACAGCGCGTTGGTGAAAACGTATTCGACGAAGACGGTTTTATCGCCCAACTCAAAAAACTAAAAGGTAAGTTCTTGCTGCACTACGAAGTCAGCGCAAAAAGTAAATTTGAGAAACACGGGTGGACTGTCCGCACAATTCCTGCACGTGTGATGCAACGTAGAAGCGATGATATGAAGCAAAAGAGCCCTAGGCTTTTAGAGGTCATGAACTACAACCCTCAAATGTTTCGTGTGGGAAAGTTAGACACTAATTTTTCGGAGTTGTCTAAAGATGAGATCGTCAAAGCCGCAAAAACTAGAAAGCAATTTCTGCGTAGAAACAAAGTAACTTCGCGTCCGCTGCAACGCGCAATCCATCGGTTTTTCAAAAAGATTGTGCGCAGGGAAGTTACTAAGCTACAGCGCAACGGAACGATCCGCCTGTTTTCAAACAAGGCCGGGAAAGCGCAAAGGGTACGCAAAAACGTTAATGACCTCGTACTCATTGAAAAAACGGTAGAAGACGAGGACGAGTTGCGCGCACTAATTCGCACATACGGTATCCGCACATATGAGAAGGCGGGCAAGCGCACTTCCAATGCACTCGGGGGTGTTTGGAAAGTCCGCCCTATAGAGCTAGACCTTTTGATACGTGACAAGGACATCTTGTTAGCTGAAACGGCTGGGACGATACTTGCAGAACTCCAAGAAACTGTGCGGGATGTTCTTATTGAGTCGTCTCAGATGCAGCCGCGTCCGGGTATTGGCGATATTACGCGCGAGCTGTATTCGCGCACTTTACACACGGGCGCGGTTAGTCCTGCACGCGCGGAGCGTATCGCGCGAACTGAAACCGCGTCCTACGAAAACAGCGGGATTATGCAAGGCTACACAGTGAGCGGTATCAAGCGCATAAAGTGGCTTTCGATCATTGATGGCAGAACACGCGCGGAGACTCGCAACTTGAAATGGCAAAGGCCGCCCGCCGATCATGTAGTCATGAATGGTGTTGAGGTAGAGATGGGCAAGCCCTTTGTAAACAAAAACACAGGCGCATCACTGCGCTACCCTGGGGATCCTAGAGGAGCCCCCCAAGAAATAATAAACTGTAGATGTACGACCATGCCGGTAGTAGATCTAAAACGCTAAGGGCGCAATCTAGCTTTCAGAAGGCAGTTCGTGTAAAGGAAATAGTATGTCCAAGGGTAAGAGTACAAACGTCAAGCCTATCCGCAAAGAAGACGATTCGAGTTTAACAATTATCGGGTCAACCGGTCTTGACAGATCTGGCGGACTTATAAACGAGGAGTGGTTACGCCAATTACGCGGTGTAAACGCTGTGAACGTTTACCGACAGATGCGTGATAATGACGCGATCATTGGTGCATTTATGTTCGCGGTAGAATCTCTGATACGGCAAGTGCGTTTTTACGCGAAGCCTGCGAATAAAAGTGCGGAGGCGCAACGCGAAGCGGAATTTTTAGAAGGCTGCATGAACGATATGTCGCATACGTTTAGCGATTTTCTGTCAGAAACTCTTTCAATGTTGGTCTATGGGTGGAGCTACTTCGAAAAAGTATACAAACGGCGCAAGGGGCTTGACCAAAAAGAAGGCAAGTATCGTTCGCGCTATAATGACGGGCGTATAGGTTGGCGCAAAATTTCTATCCGTGCGCAGGACACTCTAGAGCGTTGGGAATTTGATGACGATGGCGGTATTAAGGGGATGTGGCAAATAAGCCCGCCCTCGTATGCTTTGGTTTTCGTTCCAATTGAGAAGGGGTTACTATTTAGAACTCAGACGAATAAAAACAACCCCGAAGGGCGCAGCGTATTGCGTAACGCGTATCGTTCTTGGTATTTCAAAAAACGTTTAGAAGAGATAGAGGCGATTGGGATCGAACGGGACTTGAGCGGGTTGCCTGTCCTTGAGCTACCGCCCGAAATAATGTCCACTGCGGCATCTTCCGCAGACAAAACGTTGCGCGCTAATTTAGAAACCATGGTGCAACAGATCAAACGAGATGAGCGGGAAGGCATGGTGATTCCGTCAGAATTAGACCAAGATGGCAAACCCACAGGTTACCGATTCCGGCTTTTAAGTTCTGGTGGACGGCGCGCGGTTGATGTTGATGGTGCGATCAAACGTTACGAGTCACGCATGGCTATGGCCGTAATGGCTGAATTTCTTTTGCTGGGCATGGACAAAGTAGGGTCATTTGCACTCGCGTCCACTAAAACGCATTTGTTTGCAGTGGCGTTAGGATCTATTATTGATTCCGTTTGCCAAACGTTCAATCGGTTTGCGGTCGCCCAACTAATGAACCTGAATGGGGTTCCTGTGGAACTGTGGCCCACCCTAGAACACGGGGACATCGAGACGCCTGAACTAAAAGAGATCGCGAGCTACGTTAGTGGGCTAACGGATGCGGGTATTCTAGTTCCTGATGAAGCACTTGAGCGGAGAATGCGAGAACTCGCAGGATTGCCGAAACCGGAAGAGGACTAATGATGGTCGTAAAAGTGTTGCCCACACCTAACCCGGATGAAAGCAAAAAAGAGTTTACACAAAGATTTATGAGTGACCCTGAAAGTGCTAAAGAGTTCTCCGAAAGTACCCAACGGTATGCGGTTGCTCTGAGTGCTTGGGAAGCGCGCTCTAAAAATAAACAACTTATAAAGGAGGCACTGAACATGCCAGAAAATGAAGGGGCGGACATTTCCTGG